ACCATTGAAATCAACTGAATAACAATTTGCTTAAATGCTGCTTCTAATGCCTTACCAATATCTTCTCCCATTACCATTGCTTGTACTACGCTATCAAATGCAGGTGCAAGTAAATTTGTGATGGCTTGTGTTTGTTGTAACTGAAAGTTAAATAACTCTTGAGCTTTAGTTTGCTCGTTTATTTGACTTGTTAATTGAATTGCATCATATCCACTTGTTCTACCACCTAAAGGTGCTGCGCCAGTTGGACTTGTGATTGTTGGTGCTGCTCCTCTTTGCATTAATACAGGTGCAGTCGCTCCTTCTGTTAATGGTCTTGCTTCACGATATATTTTTTTAATATTATCAGCCGCTTTTTTAGTTGATGCAGCTAATTCTTTTGCACCTTTATTAAAAGTAAAAAATGGGTCTTTAGTTGCAGCAACATATAAATCATTTACTGAAGTTTTTAAACCTATAATTCCACTTCTTAATGCTAATGCTTCATTTCTTGCCTCAATGTTAGCATCCTTTGCTTTACTAATTGCACTTGCTTGATAAACCGAAGCATCTGCATAACCATTAATAGCCAATTTAGTTGACTCTAATGTTGCATAATATTCCCTTCCTGTTTGTAATATTCTTTTATTTGCGTCTGCTAATGCAATAGTCTTATTAGCAATTTCATCAATATATCTTGATGTTAATGCTTGTGATATTAATGATTGTGTATATAAATCAACTGCTATTCTTGCTTGGTCAACATTTGTAATTGTTGAAGCATACGCAGAATTTACTTTGCTTAATTCATTTTTAACAGCTTTAAATGCTTCTGCCCTTCTTTCCTCACTTACATTTGCATTTTCACTTATAGATAAATATGCTTGTAATCTTATTCCTGTTTCACTTGCCTCTGCTCTTGCGTCTCTTAATCCTTGTGCAAATTTTTCTTCCGCTTTTGTTGCTTCATTTGTGCCATTTATAAAATCTGCTATTTTAGGACCAAATGCAACTATAATAGATGAAACTGCACCCAAAGCTAAACCAATACCTGCTGGACCCATTAAGCCACTTGCCATTGCTTTTAAAGCACCACCTGTACTACCAGCACTAACTTGTAATCTTTGGAATGATTCTAATAACGGGTTCAAGTTATTCGCAATACCTATAAATCCATAAGGAGCATCCTGTGCGACTCTTGATAAATTTGATAAAGCATTTGTGGCTTGTCCACTAACATTACCAAAAGTTTGCATCTCGGTTTTTAAGCCTTTAGATGTCTTGATGAAGTTATTCAAATTTGCTAACGCTTCTGCCGTGTCAGCGGTTATTGTTAGTTTTAACGTTTCTTGTGCCATTTTATTATTTTACTCCATACAACTTTAAAGTCCGTGCCAATTGTTCTTGGGTTATTTTTGGCTTATCATCTTCAATTTCATCACTTGGCAAAGGAAAGAAACTTTTAATGCTTTTAGGACTTTTATCGGTTGTATTAGCTTTATAAATCAAATAACTAATCATCCTTGTTCTTTCCCATTCCTTCAATTGTTTATTATCATAAGCCTTTTTATACAACAAAAATTCTCGCCACGTCAATTGCCAAAACTCGTTAATCGTTAAGCCAACTTCAATAGCGAGAATAATTATTGAGTCCCAACTATAAAACCCTAATTTTTTTTTTCATCCGTGCCTTTCTCTGGCTTTAAATCTGGAGTCATTGAGTCTTGCATATATCTCATAAACTCAACCAATTGTCCATCTTTTGCCGATAACCCACCAACTTGGTCTATCCATTCGCACACATCAAATTCATCAAAGTCAATAGGCTTTTTAAGGCTCTTGCACCCACTTTCTGCTGCGGCTTGAACAATATGAACGATTGTATCTAAGTCATAAATGCCTCCAGATAAAACCTCAATTAGTTGCATTAGATTTTTATTCTCTAATTCGCAAAACCTTTTCATTGCCCAAGTACCCCACTTTAAGTGGATTGTGTTGTTGTTAGTCTTTAATTCGTACATAGTTTTTTTTATTTATTATACAGTTTCAGTTTGTGTGATAGGAGGAACACTTACTACAAAAGTTGCAGTAAACTTAACATCATCCTTATCGTCAGCAGTTACACCGAAATCGCTAATAAACACTAATTGACCAGCACCACCATAAGTAATATCACCTGCGGTTGGAGTTGCTTTACCCATCTTAATTGCAAATAAAGTCTTTGCAGCGTGAGCAGCATACAATTGTTGGTAGCTATCTTTAGCTGGAGTTCCTGTTTCATCAATCGCAAAACCTTCACAATCAAAAGATTGAGAAAAAGAAGGAGCTGGAGTGTACTCGTTGCCACACTTAGATGTTGCATCTATTGTGTCATTAGTAGATGTTAATGAGTTAGATGTTAAACAAGCAACAGGCTTGAATGTTCCATCATTGTTTATGTCAGCTAAAAGAATATAATCTCTTGCGCTTACTTTTGTTTCTGGCATTTTATTTAATTTTAAATTTGTGTTATTATAATGTTATAAGTTATCAATACTCTAAAAACGTTATCTAAAGGATTTAAGCCGTCTAAGTTTCTTACACTTTCAACACTTAAACTTGATGCCGTGAATCCGTTTGCCAATGTAATATTGGTGTCTGAATTTATTGCCGTCAAGACTAAATTGCTTATAGTTTCAGCACGTTTATAACCAAAGTTAGCATTTTTTGTAATAATATCAACTGTGATGCTAATACTATTTGTGTAACCTGCTTTGCCTTGGTCTTGGCTTGATGTCCTTCCAGTCATAACAATATACTCATCGCCTGCTCCTTCTGGAGCAAAACCATCGTAAACAACCAATCCACTTGCACTTGTCAAGTTGGTAAAAAACCATTTCTTTATTTCTATATTAGGATTTAGCATCTAACAATTTTTTTAGTCTTTGTATTAATTTAGGCTTTTCTACTTCATAAGCTGGTATTAAATATGGTTGTGGTCTAATGCCATTCTTCAATATTTTTATAGCTAAAAACCTTGCCAACTTTTCATCTTGTGAAGATTGTACTGCTTTGCCGCCTAATCTTCTTTGACTTTTTACACTATAAGTACCAGCTAATCCTTTTCTTTTTACCCACAAAGTTAACGCTTCAATCATATCACCTAAACTACCTCCTTTGTTACCTTTAAATGTTGCAGCATAATCTTGAAAACCAGCAGGTATTGAAACCTTGCCACCTGTACCAAATTCAACATAAGCACCATAAGAAACTCCAACCTCTACATAATGCGTTAACTTATCCTTGCTTGTTGCGTGAATACTTTGTCTTAAAGTACCCATATTTACAGGCGCATTTCTTTTAGCATCCCTTTCAATTTTTAATGTTGACGCTGACATCTCTTTAGCTATGTCATTAGCTATCTTACTATTAAGGTCAGCTAACTTCTTCTCAAGTCTTGGGATGCCAGATAAGTCTATTCCAAATGCCATTATCTGTAAATTATTAACTCCAAGAACCTATTTTGATTCTCAACGTTCTTAATAGAATGTATCGTGTATCTTGACCCTTCTACATCAACTTCGTATGTGCTATTTATTGTAACTCCAAAACGAACAAAAAGTACGCTTCTTTGGTCGAATTGCAATTCTAAGTCATCTATTGCACGATTTTGATTATCTGGTCTTAAATCACCCCAAACTGTGCTTTGTAGGGCAAATGTGGTAGTGAAGCCACCTTGACCATCACTTACCCTTGTGGGAGCATAAATTCCAACTTGACGAGTCATCGTGTTGGCATCAACGTAGTTTGCTTTCGCTTTTCCTAACTTCATATTATAAAATTGGGCTTATTCTTGTCCATCTTTGACACGCTTTCCAAGTCTTTTCACAAATACCTGAATCACCATCTAAACCTCTATTTTCATAGTCATAAGAAATTTGGTCTAATATGGCTAATTTAAGGTCTTTAGGAATTGTTGTAGAACCAGCAAAATATGTAGCTTTTAGATTAGCATATTTTGGGAAACCCAATGTAGGATGTATTCCACCAATTAAATCATAATCTGGGCTTTCTATTTCTAACCCATCTTGCCCCATATCATACAATTGAAATGTGTTGATATTTACTGGACCAAATGGTATTGGGAAATTACCGCTTACATTGTTAAAAAATACAACTATTTCTTTTTGGATTAAACTCAATCCTGTGGCTACTTCAACTGCCTCTCTTGCAGAACTAATCATAATTTCAATTAGAGCATCTTCTGCGTTAGTTGTTACTCTTGCATAACTTTTAGCTTCTGCTAAGGTTACAGGCTCACAAGTAGAACCCAAAGGCATTGCACTAAAGTCATTTATATAATTAGAATAAGACATATCCTTTTTTTACAAAATTACTTAATTTATTCCAATAAAAAACCCCCACCGAATTGGTAGGGGTCATTATTTACTAAACCTTAAGATTAACCTACGTTACCTAAATCAGCAAAGATTGCAGAAGTAGTCAACATTAAGTTGATGTCTTCGTAACACTCAATACGAGCAGTTACCAAGTTCTTTTGGAAGTTTTCGCCATTCTCGTAAGAGAACTCAATAGCTAAACCTTCAACTTCAACTCTTTCTAAGTAGCTGTTATCAAAGATTAATACTTTGTCATCAGTTACCCAAGATGCAGCAACAACTGGAACACCCCAGATTGTGATACCACCATTAGGGTTAACAATAACACTACCAGCACCAGCATAGTAACCAGCAGCGATAGTTGCTTTCAATAAACGAGCCATTTGAGTTTCAGATACTAATGCAAATGAAGCTACAAAGTTTGCTTGTTTTTGGTTTGCGATATAATCTACTAATTGTAACAAATCGTTAGTTTCAGCAGTTGTAGTTGAACCTGTTGCAGCACCAGATACAGTAGAGAAAAACGCAGCGTTCTCAGCCTTGAAGAAATCTCTTTGTAACATTCTTGGTAAAGTTTGAGTCATAAAAGGTAATGACTTCAACATTTGCTTAGAGAAAGTAGAGAAACCAGCAAGGTAATCGTTTACAACTTTAACTTCTGTTAAAGAGTAGTTGTTTTCACCTTTGTTTGAACCTTCAGTTTGAGCAGCGATGTTGTTAGTTAAACCAGC